AGCAAATTGTTCCTGTGTCAATCGCTGAGCATTTGACAATCCAACCATTGCTGCCGTTGCACCTTCTATACCATCAACAAGTCCTTGATTTTCAGCGACGTGCTTTTCGTAGGCAATCATGTCCTCAAAGACTTGGATATTCATATTGCCGAAAGCTTCCGTGGCGGCCATTGCGTTTCTCATTTGCTCCGCAGTCGCCAGTACGCCGTCGGGCAGGGTCATAGCCGCCTTCATGGCCTTATAGCCGGCCAGTCCAGCATTCAGGGAAGCATTGATGTAGTCTTGAACTTCCTTGACACGTATTCCCCTGGCCGCTAAATCTTCATACATGGCAATAAGTTCAGCAGAACCCTCAGTTCCAAGTTCTTTTGCCTGTCTCATGAGAGCCTCAAACGCATCGCCCATTTCTTTTGCGGTTTCAGCTTCAGTCAGCATTCCACGGTCTAAGTCTGACAGTATTCCCCTAACCCTGATTGCGTATTTATCAAAATTATCGGCCGTTAAATCGGTTGCATTTATAATGTCATCTAAAGCTTTTGACGTTGCTGCTTCGTATTCATCCCACCCCGGCTCTTGCCACACGCCCTTCTGAAATCCATGTAATTTTTGTAGTTCTTCGGCAAGTATCCTTATTTTCTCGGCCATGTCATCCGATACATCCATAAACTCATTCATGCCCTTGATGAAATCCCGTGCCTGGGCCTTATTGTATGCGTCAGCGGCTTTGGCCAGGGCCTGGATTCCTCCAATCACTGCTCCAAGAGCGCCAAGAAATCCACCGAATGTTGCCGTCTTGTTTTCCAAGGCGACCGCAAATTTAGCTGTAGCTTCATACGCTCCCATCATGCCGCTGATTACGCCGCCTAACCCTGGGATCAAATCGTCAAAAACATTCGCTAACGCCTGCAGCCCGGCTGCCAAGTCCTGCGCGTCCTGGTACCATTTCTCGGTCGCGGCGGAGGTATATATGATTTTCTTGCCAAACGCATCAGTTTTTGGCAACACCTTATCAATATCGATAAAATAATCTTTGAGTTCATTGTCAATATTCGACAGCGTTGTAGCCATATCAGTCCCTTGAAATGTTTCGATGGCGAACGTCACACCTTCCACTGCCTTTTTATTCTGGTTAAGTGAAAAGGTATTTTCATCTGTCGATATCGTGGACAGTTTAAATCCTGCTGAAACCTCAAAACCTGTTGTTTGTAATTGCTGCATGGTGACGTCTAAGATTTTGAGGGATTCTTTGTAAACATCGGCGGCTTTTTTCGCTTCATAATCAGCAATAGATTTCCGCAATATCGCATCTGCCGCCCCATTAGTGGAAATCGTTATTTTTTTATTCTCAAGATCAACGCCTTGCTGTACTTTAAAATATTCGTTAAAACCAGCAGCAGCCTTCGGATATTGGGCGATCAAATCATCAAGTGCTTCACCATAAATTTCTATCCCCTTCTGCGTAGCGGTAATATTCCCGTGATCTTCAAATAGCTTTTTCTGGGCCTCATCTAAAACGCCGGCCGCCGTTGCCGCAGCCTCAAATGCCGCCTTATTATCCAGAAATTGCCTCGTTGTGGTGTCTTTTATTTGGCGTTCATCGACCCTCCTCAATGTATCAAAAAATACAACCAGCATTTCTGTAGCGGGGATTAGTGCTTTGTAAACCAAGTTTTGAAGCTGTGCAACAAGCTCTCCCATCCTTTCTTTGTTATCGTTTATTGCATTTTGCGATTGAGCCATTTCCCCAGCTAACCCCCGAGTTTCCGCTGAAGCAAGTTTCAGCCCACCAGCTATAGCTTCCTGAACAATGGCAAATTTTTCGCCCTCATCTTTGGTATTTTTCAACACCGGAAGATATTGTTGTATTCCTCTATAATTCCCCTCGGTTGCCTGCAGAACCATCTGCATAGCGGATTCAAGGTTAATGCTAAAAGCTTTAGATAAACCGATTGCACTCAAAGTGGCATCGCGAATAGTGTCACCAGTGAAACCCATGCGCAAACCCAAACCCATAAGCGACTTAACCGCTTCGTCATCAACCGTAGTAGTTTTTTGAATCCCCTTTGCAAAATCATCAAAAATTTTTATATTTCTGTTGGTACCAATACCGACATTATTCAATGTTGCTTCAAATTGTCTTTGTATTTTGTCAGCTTCTAAAAATTCAACACCTGAACTCATAACTATTTCTTTTAATCCACTAAGAAATTTCGTCGCAATCTGGGTAGCCATCTGTCCAGCCATCACGCTCTGCCACATCCCAGACATCGAGGATCCGGCGAGCGCGGACTGGGTGGAGACTTCGCCCATGGATTTATTGACGATGTCCTTGAAATTTTTGATGACCAGGGAGCCCTTGTCATCAACGATAATTTCAAGTTTAACCGTGTCGCCCGTAGCGCCCATCCGTTACTCCTTTATGTAAGTCTCGTAAAAAAGCTTCTTCATCTTGATCAGTTCAAATTCCAGATCATCCGCGCCGAGACGTTCCAGAACAATAACCACCGCTCCCAGGTCGAGCGCGTAAGCCCCTTTGTACCCGACCCGGACCTGGTCCTGGACGATGCCCCAGATATCCCAAGTGGATTCATTCTCCGGCAGCAGTTCCGGATCCTCCGGCAGCTCCTCGGCATAGTGCGCGGTTTCAGGGTCATCTTGCAGTACCTTCCGCGCCTCCGGTGATACCTTGGCCGGGCTTAAATCCCACCGGAGGTACTCTATAAATTTTCGAGTTCCTTCTTTGCCTGCTCGGCGTAGATATCATCGAGGCTGGTGACTCCATGGGTCACGAAATTGGCGAAATCCATCCGGTAGTTGTCGAGAAGAAAACTGAAATTCTCCTCGTCGAATTCGATCAAATCGTCCAGTTTGATTCCCGGATCCAGTATGATCGGCCGGCAAATATCCAGGAGGTAGCGGTAGGTCATCCCCACCCAGCCCTTGACCGCTTCACGCAAGAACCCCTTGCCGAATTTTAGCCAGTCCGTTTCGGTCGTTTTCTGGTGCTTCTTGTTGAACGTGATCTCTTCGTTGGATTTGATCAGCTTCTGGCGCAGGGCCTGGGGCACGTCACCGATCAGCACCTTGAACTTCTCATCCCACTCAAAATATGCGGGTTGCAGGTTTGTTGCCGGTTTGGCTTTTATCATTTTTATCTCCTTTTTAAATTGCTTTTAAACGCCTTTAAACCTCAGTCAAAAAGGATCTGGCACGCATCGCCGAGAACCACCGTGTCGTACAAGTGGCCGAGGATGTCGAACTTCCGCTGGCCGTCTCCGGATTTGGAAGGCGGGTCGATCTGCATGTTGGGCGCGGAGATCATCATCCTGCTGCCGGCGGCCGTGCTGTAGGGACCGTTCGCTGCCGGGAGCTTGATCAGCTTGACCGTCTGGTTGTTCGCCTCGTGGCGGTACACGGATCCGTCCGAACGGACATAGCGGGATATTTTGCAGGTAGCAATAAAATCGCCTGCGGCGACAAAATTGCTGCCGTAGTCGGTGTCATCCTTTTCGTCATTGTTCGGGACCCAGCCGTTGTCGATATCCACCACCGCCTGGGAGATCAGCACGTCGGCATAAGCCCCATTGCCGCTCTTCTCCTGGTACTTGCCCCAGCGCCCGTGCATCAGCACGCCCGACGTGGTGATCGCCGGCGTCCAGCCTTTGACCACAGCTCCGGAGGCCTGCTCGGCCGCCAACCCGCCGGCGGCGATGGTGACTATGTTGGTGGCCACCACAACCGCGGTGATCTCATGACCCGCGGCGACGCCGCTGGTGCCGACGATGATCTTTTGGCCGACCTCATATTTTCTGGCGTCCAGGACGTGGATCGCCGTGGCGGCCGCGGTTTCGATCTGCGAGGTCGCGTCGGTGCCGGCGATCAGACTTTTGAGGAAATTGCCGGAGAAACTGCCTTCGACGATCGCGCTGTCGCTGTCGGCGGAGATGATGGGGAGCGATCCCTTGATCGCCACCAGGTCCGAGACCAACATGGTCGTGAAATCGTCCTTGACCAGGACGGTCACGTAAACCGGGGGAGCGTCGAAAACGTACGGGTCATAGGCGACGCTGGCGCTGCCGGTGATCGTCTCCCGGCCCATCAGGGACTTGAGGATTGCGGCCGGGACCGGGACCACGCCCAGGCTGCCGGAAGCCCTGATGTAGCAAGGAAAGGAAAAATCCCCGACCTTGTAAAGGCCGGCGATGCGGCCGAGCTCTCCCCGGGTGAGCACCTTCTCCTTGCTTTTGTAAAAGCTGCGGTCCTGGCTGAACTTCCCGTCGCCGGTGATCCGGATGGCGTCCGTTGCCGACGGCCAGGCCGGCACCCCTTTGCCGCCGCTCTGAATCTTTGCCCAAATTACTTGATCTTTTCCGATTGCGATCTCCATTATTTATTCCTCCCTTTTTTCGGAGAGCCTTCCTCATTCGAAGAAGGGTTCTCATCCGCATGGTTTTTTTTCACTTTAACTTCTTCCCAGTCCGGATCCTTGGTAGCGATCAGGCCGGCCGAGATTTCATCCGGCAGGGGATATTCCCTCCCGCCTTCCTTTGGTTCAAAAGCACCGACCCCCAAAATACTTGCCGGGACCGGTTTGATAAATTTCATTTTTGTCATGTTACCTCCGTGAATTCTCTTGAATATTCGATGTCTATTTGTTTAAAGGCGACAAAATCTTTAATGCCCTCGAAATTGAGCGCCTGTGTTTTCGATCCTCTGATGTAGGTCGGATAAAAATATGCGCCGCTGAAATCCTCCAGCTTTAACTCGGCCCAGGCGGCGTCTCGGATCTCGATCACGCCCTTATTGCGGCCGTCGCCGATGACCGAAGCTTCGGGCTTGGCGATGAGCTGGTAGAATCCGAGGCTGATTTTCAAGTGCTCGAACCCCGATCCTTTTTCCCTTCCCGCGGGTTCATCGCCGTTATCCAGGATGCCAATTTTGGGGAATCCGGGAGCGGTGGGAAAGACGAGTAAATCGGGGGTGATGAAAACGACTTTGATGTTAGCCAGCTTGGCTATGAGCAGAGCCTTGATGCTGGTCAGGAGTGTCGTCATTTGCCCACCACCGCCCAGCGGCGCAGTATCTCAGTCAACTGCACATGATCCTCGTCCTGGGCTATGACAAATTTCCTGGCCGGGACAAACACTTTAAGCCCGCGGCCGGCCTTGCCGCCAAAATTTTGCAGGTCGGCATATATCATGTTCGAGCCAACGAGCGCGTGTGCGGACGTGGCTTCCTTTTTTATCGAGTTTTTCAACAGGCCCCTGGTGATCAGTATTTGCTTGCCCTGCAGCTGCTTTTCAAATCCCTTGGTCACGGATTTGTTCTTTTTGAATCTTTGACCGCCATAGCCGGCACCGCCAAGCAGGGTTGCCTCGGCCAGGGGTTTCCACCTGGTGGGCCGGCCTTGCTCGTCGAAATTTTTTACGATCGAGGCAACCAGTATCTCGCCGCCGGCCTCGTAAAAAGGCTTCAGGTTGGCCATGCGGTTCTGGACGCCGGTCAGGTTGTCGAGGTTAACGGTAGCGGTGACTTTCATTTAATATCCATCGGGAGCGCGGAATATCCGGTCTTCAGGTGTTTTGCTGGTGAACGTGACGCTGTCGTTGTCAATGGTTACTTTGCCACCGGCATCGGTTCCCAGGTTGATCGTTCCCTTGGAGATCCCTTCGAGCTTTTTCATGCCCGTGTCGTATGCCTTGTTCCAGCTGTCGGGGATCCCTCCCCGGCGTTTATGAATCCGGTAAATGGCGATATCGACGTTGATCAACTTCAGGATCCCGGGGACATTGGCAAATGGCATTTTCTCGGAATGACGCACCCGTAAATAAGGATCCATCTCCGCTTTGCCATTATCGATTTCGGCCTGCACCACGACGGGGTCGTAGGTGCCGGTGCCGGCGTCGTCGGTGAGCTGGATCAGCAACTCTTCGGTAGCTGCCGAAACGACATCAGCGATCGTGCAATAATCCATTTTCTCCTCTGGTAAAAAACGAGGAGAGCCTTGCAGCTCTCCCCGCCTTACACTTCTTTCCTTTTTGCCTTAGGCCAGTTTGATACTAATGAAATCGCCGGCGGCAAAAGTACCGACGTTGATCGCCCAGCCACTGATGGCCTCGGGCATAACGCTACCCGTGAGAGCCGGCGCGGCCAGGAGGCCGGAGGCGGCAGTAATAACTCCGCCGTTGGCGGCCGAGCTGGTCATGCCGGTTGCGCCGGTGTCAATCGATAGTTTGGAGGCATCGACAACTGGGGCAGCCGCGGCCAAGGCCGGCGCGACCACGGCGCGTCCGGTAGAATCGGACTTTACCGGGATCTCATTCGCGCCTACGGTGATCGCTCCACCCACTTCCACTACGGCGATGCCGCTGATTCTTACCGGGCACTGCTCACCGAGCGCAGTGGCCAACTCGGACACTCCGGTCGCTTTGAGATCGGCGCCGCAGTAGTTGCCGTCCGCGCCGATGAAACGCCGGGCCACGAGTGCGGCCGCGGCGGTGATTGAAATAATAGGTCCATCGTTACAGGTTTTCACTTTTTACCTCCCTTGCTTTTTTCCTTGAGTTTGTCCTCGGAAACAGTTCCCTCGGTGTTGCCCTTTCCTTTGTCGCCTTCGCCGGCGGCTTGGGACTGGTCATCTTCACCCTGGGTGTCCTTTCCCCGAGATTCATCCTCACCTTTTTTCGCCTTCCACGGCGCCACTTTCTTTTCCCTCTGCAGCCGGGCGGCGGCTTTCGCCGCCAGCTCGATCGGGTCCCCGTTTTGGTAGAGTTCCTGGTCGTGATTGATGGGGCCGTCCACCACGACGAACTTCTTAGTTTCAGCCATGTTTATCACGCTCAGGCGAGAGCATCGCTGATCAGGTAGCCGGCGACCGCGCCCACCATCACGGGCTTGTGGATGTCGGTGTTGCGGACGTTTTCGACCTTTCCACCCACCGAGGGGTACACGTCGACCTGGGGAAAGCCCTTTAAGAACAGGTCGTAGCCATAAGACGGCTCGTACTTGCTGTCGCTGCTGAGCTCAACATAGGCCAGGACAATAAAATCACTCCACACCTTCGACCGGACACCGGCATCGCTCTTCTTGATGGCATCGCCTACGACGATGTTCGGGATCCCGAAGATCTCTTTCATCAGGTCGAGGGTCAGCACGCCTTTCATCGAATATTTGATGCGCTCCAGCAGAGTCGAGTGTTGCGCCAAGGAGTCAAAGACCGGGCCGGCCAATAACATGGTGTTGGGCTTCATGCCGCACGAGGTGGAGATAGCCGTCTTGGCGGTTTCGATGGTGGTGATCGGCGTCGAACTTAAGTGTGAAAACTGGCTCGTCCCGCTCAGGGTAACTTTGTTGGCCGCGGCATAGCTCGCGGCATTGCAGACGATGGCGGCGCACTGTATCTCGTGACGCAACGCCATGGCGGCCTGAACTTTTTTCAAGGCGACCTTCTGTTCATCGAATGCCGATTCTGCCTGCTCGCGTCGATCGACCGGGCGCGCCAGATCATGCTCATCAAGAATGACATCAATAGTCGTCATCTCTTCAACCGGCATGATGTTGGAGTTGGCGCGAAGAGCACGGAGCGTATTGTATTCCTTGAACTCCTCCTCACCGAAGACGGGGATCTTCCCGGCTTCCTTGTCGACGCCCACCCTGGGGAATAGGGCGCTTGCGACCATCAAGGCGTTCTTGTAGCCCCACGCCAACTGGGTCAAAACAGGATCTACGATCCTCAAATTAGACAATCTTCCCATGATTAGTTACCTCCTTTCATGACCCTGCGAACTGCGGTCTCGTAGGGAATTTTTTCTCTTTTCTGCAGAGCCCTGGCTTTTTTGTGCAGCTCAAGGCGCTCCTCGTCCACTTTTCCTTCGGCGAAATCTTTCGAGTCCTCGTCGCCTTCGCCGCCGGCGTCCCGGGCACCGACTTCCTTGGTCGGGATCTGGACGGGCATGCTTTCGACGAAGTCCATCAGTAAGGTCGCGGCGGATTTCTTCTCGGTCTCCGAAAAGTTGATCTCCTGTTTACCTTCCATCAGGTCGACCAGGATCTCGGTGATACCGCGTTTGAATTTCGGCAGAAGTTTGCCGGGCGCTAAGTGTTCGATGAAATTTTTGACTTCGCCTTTGACCTGCGCCTTTTTCAAGGTTTTGTTTTCAGTGAGCAGCGTGGTATTTTCGGTTTCCAGGCTGCGCACTTTTTCCGCGAAATCCGACGGTTTGTCGGCCCCGGGGATAACGGGGTTGTTGGTTATTTCCATTTTATCCTCCTTTACCCCTTTCTCCGGGGTGATAATTGGCTCATTAAAAGACTTGATCCCGCCGCCGACTGGAACGGAATCCAGCGGCGGAACTTCCTTGAGAAAATCAATGTCGTATTGCTGCAGCGTCTTGTCCGCCGTTTCCGCGCCGAACTTCTCAATGATCAAGTCGCGAAGTTTTTGCATGATAAAACCGAGGGTGCGGATCTTCCCCTGGACAAAACCGCCATCGGCGAAACTGAGTTCGTCCTCGGAGAACTCGATTGTAAAATCACCAGGCTCCTCGGCAAAGCAGCCTACGGGAACCGATAACAGTCCCTTGACCGCGGCCGGCATGGCGCCCAGGAAACCGACATGGCGAATGCTCCAGTCCGGCCGCAGGGATATGGATATTTTTTTGAAATATCGTTTGTTGACCGCGTCGGCGAATTCGGGGACGACGTCCTCGGCCATACCCTTCAGTTTGTTGCCGAATTTTTTAACCCGCTTGAGCCAGCCATAAGCCGGTGAATTCGTCTCGGGATGGCCAATACATAGGGCGGCATCGTCGTTCATCTCGCTGAATTTTTTTTCCATGAGTTCCAGGTGGGCATCGGTAATGTTATGCTTGACGCCTCTGGTATCCGCGTGTAGCCCGGTCTTGAATAGATCAAACCAATTTGACATGCGAAAACCTCCTATTTTGGCAAAATATCGAAAAACGGGGGTAGTGACTTGGACCGCTTTTGGTGAAAATCTTTAAACCACCCTTTAATGACCCTTTAAATGGCCTTTTTGCCCCAATTGTGTGCACTTTTTTGAAAAACCCCGAAATCCTTAATAGTAAATGGTTTCGGGAGCAGTTCCTAAATATCAGCCCCAAGGCGCGTTTTAATCCCTCCCCGGTCAGGGAAATGGGCGTGTTTGAAAACTGCGCGCCTTGGCGGGCCATTTGCGGCGTTTTTCGGGGGTCTGTTTTTAGCGTCTTTTTAACCATTATTTTCCCTTCATTTCTGCCATGATTTTGTCCCAACTTCCGAGTTTGCCGTCCAGGTAATTGGCGTATTCGTTTTTCACTTTCAGCAGCTCCTTGAGTTTGTCGGTATTCATTTGGGTTGGGTTGGTTTCGAGTTTCTTGTATTCCCCGTCGCCCCGGGTCGTTGCCGAACTATCGGCCAGGCGGCTGTAATCATCGTCGGAAGCGGCGGTGATCCGGCAGCGGCAGTTGTAATCCATCAGCAGCGCATAGAGGTAATCCCAGATCGCATCGTCGGCCGCCGCCACGAAGTCATGCCACTTGGCGTGTTCCGGCCGGGTGTGGCTATCGAGGACCGCTGAATAGCGGCGGTATGGGACGATGTCCTTTATCCGTTCCAGGGCCTCATAGTCTTGGGCGGCCATAGCCTGGTGGATGTTGGTATAAAAAGCGGTCTTCATGTTGGCAAAGAACGGATCGGCGCCGGTTGACGTCGTTAAGTCGCGGGCGAACTGCTCGTAGGGGATTCCCTTCGCCAACGCTTGGATCATCTTTTCGCGCATGGCGTTGATCATGTCGATATCTTCCAGCCCCGCTACGTAGAAGGCGGCGTTCTTGGCATCGCCTTCGAGCTGGTCATAAACTTTTTTCGTAACCGGGATCTTCGCCTTCAGCCAGGCGATCGCTTCTTTCGGTTTCAGTTTCCGGAAGGATGCTTCGAACGCCTTGTCGAACTTGATGCCCGGTTCGGCGAATTGCATTCCCTGCGCTTGCTGAACAACGGAGTACTCCCCCAGCCAGCGGCCGAGCTCGATCACTTCGCGCCAGGCGCTTTCTAGATTTTTCGGTTTGTATTTTTCCAGGGCTTTGGATGCCGCCACATAATCACCGGCCTTATCGACCAAGCCGATCAGCTGTTGCTCATCATGGGCAGCACGGAGATCCTTGGTCGTGCCGGCAAAAACTTCGTCGATCAATTTGCCATCGGCGATTACTATTTTGTCACTGCTCGAATCATCCCCAGGGGAATATGGTTTGTCAGCCCCCTCGGGGATCGTCGTGGGTTCAGCGAAATTTTGCGGCCGGGGCGGGGAATTGCCAGCGGCGATCTTTTCATTCTCGGTCGCGACTTCCTTGTAGTAGATCGATTTCCCCTTATACAGGACCAGGTCGTCCGGCTCGGGTTTCTTCAAACCCTGGGCTTCATATATATCGTCCACCAGGACGGCCAGCCCCATGTTTGAGAATATCTGGAAGGTTTCAGCTTCTTCTCTGGTCAGCTTCTTGTTTTTATAGAGGATTGTAAATTCCGGATTCTTTTCCAGAGTGAAGTTCCAGGAACAGAACCTGGGGAATACTATTTCATTAACCACCGAGACCGCGAATTCCGCGGCCGCCTCGATTCGCTCATCGGAAATATCCTTGGTGGTTTCGTTCGAACCCTTGCTGCCGAACTTCTGCTCACCCTCGTTGACCGCCGCGCCGAGGATCCGTTTTGAAATGGCGCGGTCCAGGAAGCCCTGGAAATTTTCAAAGGTCGTGAAGGCGCCGGATTCCAGGGCCGCCTTGAGCTCGACCTTCCATCCCTCCGGGATCACTATGGCGTAATCGCTCTGGATCGATTCCAGTGCTTCAAGGAATTCTTCTTGTTTTTCGGGTTTTGTTCCGCCCGGAAAAGTGCCGATGGCGACCGGCTGGTTGAACCTTTCCAGGGCATTGGCCCAGAACAGCATGCCGTTCTTCTTGAACCACCAGGGCCAGAAACAATCCGAGAGAATGCCATCGCCGAACAGGTTGTTATCCTCTTCCCGGTAAGTGGCGACGATGAACCCTTCCTGCGGAATTGCTCCACCATTCTGGTCCGTTTCGGTCTTCATCAGGAGTTCACCGTTCTCGTCGAACGAGAAGCGTTCCTGGCGGCGTTTTTTCAGCTTGGAGATCTCGGCCAGGTCTTTGCTTTCGCTCCAGAATTCGCTGACCGAAAATCCCATGGCTATGGCGTCCAGGATAAAGGTGATCAGGTTGTAATAATGCTTCTTGACCTGTCCATACATGAATTCGGCCGCGTCGATATCCTGCTGAGTTTCCCCTGAAGGCGTCACCGCGAACGGATAGCGGGTGACGGTCTGGGTGAGCCGCTCTAAGCAGGAGGCTATATGGCAGTCGCGCTTCATGTCCGCGAACAACTGGATACCTTTCTCTTTGCCTTCTTTAGTGTTGTTCAGAATGGGATCCGGATTGCGGAACGTTTTCGTATAGGTCTGATAACGTTTGTAATCCTTTAACGCGGAGGCGATTTCATTTGTGGGGATCACGCTTTTACCGTCGACGGAGGTGATCTTAACGTTGGGGCGCGGAGTTTTCTTGGCCATTATGCGTATCCTTCCTGCCGCGCTCTCAGGCCGATGCGCTGGTGGCGGCCGGTGTGATACTCAAACTCGGAGGCGCCGCGCTCGGCAGCATGCACCGCCATCTCCAGGCCGTCCGGGCCATCATCTTTTTCGTTGCTGCCCAGGGCGGTAAGTTGCTCGATAAGCAAGTCCTGGTCGCTATGGCCTTTTAAAAATCGGATGATGCCTCGTTCAAGCAACGATTCCAGACAACCGGCGATGCGCAGTATTTTATCCGTGCGATGCTCGACGGCTTTGATCGGAGGATAGAGCCCGGCTGCCAGACAAAGTGTGTCGAGATCATTTTTGACGTATAACTGATAGCCGTTGGTTTCATATTCCGAGACCGCCATATGGAATTCCTGATAGCGGTTTATGTAATCCTGATTCATTTCGCCGATCGAACAGCGGCGGATGAAGGCATGCATGACGTAGAGATACTTCGTCGCCATGTCCTTGGCTATGATGATTATGGCTTTGTAATCGTTTTTCTCAGCGGCCCGGGCGGATGGATCGATGCCGGCAAAATATACCAGGGGCCGGTTTGAAAGATCTTCGGGCTGGTAGTACTTGATCCATTCATTTTTGATGATTCCGTCATCGATCGGAGCGTTCATGCATTCGGCGGCGAAGACGGAGGGACCAAGAATCAGGCGGAGCTTACCGATCTCTTCCAGGGTGAAGTTCTCGGGCCAGAGCGGCTCGCCTTCTTCGGTGATGATGCCGTGCACGACCGCCCGCATCGAACGCACTTTGTAACGGCGGACAAATTCGGCCTCATTTTCCCGGATGTGTTTGATCAGCAGGGCGAGCACCGAAACGCGATGCAGGATCGTCCCGGTCATCACCATGGTGCCGTCGCGGTCGAGGCTGCCGTAAGCGGCCGAGAGCAGCCACTTCAGACCCTCCTTGACCAGCTTTTTATTTTTGACGTTGATGTCGTTTTCAAAGTCATCGACCGCGATAAAGTCGGGCCGGTATTGCCGGTGCTTGGTGCCGCGGATGCGCTGGCCGTGGCCCACGCCGCGGATGCGCGTATAGCGGCCGACGACGATGTCGGTGTCGGTCCAGTAGCCGGGGGTGATCAGGTCGCCGAAGTCTTGCCTCAGGCGCGGGTTCTCTTCGAACTCCAGTTTGATACACTTGACGAATTCGCCCGCCAGGTCCTCGGTGTCGGAAATGATGATCATGTAATGGCGCAACTGGTAACACGCCTGGTGGATATGGTAGGCGAATGAAAAGATCGATGATTTGCCGTGCTCGCGCGGCTCGGCGTCGGCCATCAGTGATTTACCCCGGGTCTCCGCCATCTCCAGCTGCTCGCGGTGATGCATGCCGAAAGGCTTGGTGAAATAATGCGGCAGATAATTTTTAAAGAACCAGAAATGATCGTTCAAGCCCTGTTCGCGGCGGCTCTTTTTGGCCGCCTCGGAGTCGTCGGCAAACGGCTTGGCCAAACCCTGCATTCTGAGCAGGATATCCTGGCTCTTGCGTTCGAACTCCTTCGGGGTCAGCTTGCGTCTCAGGGCCATGCTTATCCTTTCAGCTCCTCGATTTCCGCCTGAAGTTTGCGGTACTGTTCCAGGCACTTGATCAGTTCGTCGGATAAATTGCGCACCGCGGCCACATCGATCTTTTCCAGGTCGAAGGGATGCCTGAAAAAAATATGATTGAGCGATTCGCGATAGCTGCGCACCTTGGTTTGCAGGGCCGCCTTCTCCTGCTGCATCTGCACGATCAGTCCGAGCTTGTAGGTAGAGTCATAACCCATAGTTTGCCTCTTTTATCTGTTGGTAAAATGCAGCTAACAACAGGGAAACCCGTCCGGCAAAGTCTTCGTCCTTGACCGTCCGGCGAATGAACTGCGAAAACTCATCGGTGACCTTGATCACCATGGATGGCAGATCCTCGGCCGCGACAAGGGTCTTCTTGACCGACGACAGCTTAGAGATCATGTCGACCTCAGCGGGGGTCATCACGCCGCCGGAATCGCAGATTTTATTAACGGCTTTCTCCAAGAGGCCGTTGATCCGCTCGGCCATGGCCAAGGGATGGCGGTTGAACTGCTTGCGCTGTTGATCCCAGTCGCCTTCCTGCTTCCATTTCGACAGCGTGGTCACCGAGACATTAGTGATCCCGGAGATGGTGCCCAGATCACTGTTGCGCACATAGAGCGCGAGGCAGTCTGAGTAATAAGCCTGGCGCTTGCTCATTTGAATACAATCACCATGACCGCCGCCGCGATCGTTACTATTCCTGAGGCCACGACCGTTACCGCGGCATACATGACGCTTTTTTCTAATTTATGAATTCCCTTGAGACTGTCGATTTCAGTTTTACGCGCGGCGTCCAGGTAGACCTGAATCGCGGCATTTAAAGCGACTATCCCGGCCTGAATGGTCTTGTTACATTCTTCCTGCAGGCGCCAGCGCTCAGCCATCTCCTGCCGGTGAAAAGTGATGTTTTGCTCATTCATCGCATCTTTCTGGACCAGCACCTCACAACCGATACAATCTTGGGAGGCTGCGGGTTCGACCACTTTTCTTTTTTTTGACGCCATTTAAAACCTCTTGAAAGGGCTTTTAATAATGATGATCGGGATATGGATCGAGACGCCATAATCGACGACGACTTCACTTTGCCGGATATGCACCAGGACCGCCGGGCCGATAGTGAACCACGTCTTGCGGCCGCCTTCATCCAGGGCAAACTTCCGGGCCTTTTCGCAGGTGTCCAGTTTATCCTGGATTATCTTCAATGCGGCTTCGTGTTCGGTTTTTAATTTCGACCGCTCATCCGTGATTTCCTTTTCGCGCGTGTGGGCCGATATGATGAGGCAGTCCCGGCCGATGGTCATTTCAACCAGGGCGGTTTCGACCTTGCTTTTCTCAACCAGGATCTCTTCGCTCGAGGCATTGGCCTTGCGCAGCGCGTCGTTTGATTTCCAGCTCATGGCCGCGATCCTGTTGTTCGTATCGGTCGCCATTTTATCGATCTTGACCTGGTATACCGATGCGGTCGCGGCCTGGGCCGCTTCCAGCTTCTTGGTGTTCAGCATGCGCTTGTCTAATTCAGCCTGGCGGGTTGCCTGGACTTCCTGGTACAGCGCCTCGATGATTTTGTCGGAGTTGCCGCAACTTTGCAGTTTGCCCGCTAACCAGATGACGACCATGCCAGCTGCGACAACCGGCACAATGGTCTTCCAATTCACTTTCATTTATCTTTCTCCCGTGGTTCTATGGCAACCCACTTCGAATACAGCTGGCCGTCCTTTATTTTGAAATAAACCCTATGTGCTGAACCACAGTTGCAGCAGATATGAGTTTCGATTTTATTGTTAGGATACCAACGGCCGTTTATGACTCGGATAATCTTTCCTGGCCGGAGCTTGCTCATTTATTTATCCCGCGGTTGGATGAATGAAAACTTGGCTGCCAGGAGATCCCAGAGCACCGTGCTGCCCTTGTAGGCGCCGTTCAACATCAGGGTGAGGAAGAAGTATTGAACGATGCTCGCGAACGTGACCTGCTCGGGCCGGAAAGCGCCGATGGCAAAAAAAACGACCGTGCCGATCGCCCAGGATAGATAAACCTTGGCCGCCGTCGTCAATGGCAGCAACCGTTTTTTAAAATAATTTGTAATAAGAAATGTTGCTCCGAGATAGACGGTAATGGAAAGCAGATTCCAGGAAATACCGGCAAATCCGATCTGATCTACCATTGAATCCCCGGCTGCCAGCTGCGGTTGATCTTTTGAAAGATTTCAGTCGCCCGCGGCTCCTTGAAGTAGGTGTCGATATACTGTCGGATGACGGTGAACGGGATCATGAATCCCCAGCCGGCATGGCAAAAGGTGAATCGCTTGTTTGGCTTCTGGTAGCCGAGCCAACCGATGCGAATTTGTTTATCTATCTGGCTTAGTTTGCTGATGAAATCTACGGTATTTTTCTCATGAAACTCCT